TACACTTCCACGCGCGCGGTGACGAAGACCGCTTGCGGGAACCGTCTGAAATACGCGCCGCTGCCCCCTGTGGCGGCGACCCCGTGCGGCAAGCGCCCCGCATATCCAACGCTTTCCGGAGGTTTGATGTACAAGCCTGGGAAATACCGGGTTCTCAAGAAAAGGAAATGACCAATGGCAGACACTCAAGACGTTCTTGTATTTGACGGGGTAGCGTGGGTTTCGATCCGCGGACCACAGGGCGACCAGGGACCGGCCGGCGCGAAGGGCGACGCGGGCGTCGAAGGTCCAGCCGGTCCGGCTGGCGCCGACGGTACGGCCGGCGTCCAGGGTATCCAGGGCGAACCGGGTCCGGCTGGCGAAGCCGGCCCCACGGGCCAACAGGGTATCCAAGGCCCCGCCGGGCTCGGCATCAACTTCAAGGGCGAAGTGCCGACGGAAGCCGATCTGCCGGCCGGCGCGGCTCAGGGTGATTCCTATATCGTCCAGGCGGATGACTCGTTCTGGGTCTACGACGCCGCCGGGGCGAAGTGGGTTTCCGGCGGCTCTATCCAGGGACCGCAAGGTATCGCCGGCGAGGCTGGCCCCGCTGGCGTCAAGGGCGACCAGGGTATTCAAGGCGTCCAGGGCGAAGCCGGCCCCGCGGGCGCGAAGGGCGACGCCGGCCCCGCGGGCGCGGACGGGCGCAATAGCGAAGTGTACGTCCAGTTGGCGCAGCCCACGCCGATTGCTCCCGGTGCGATGTGGATCGTTCGCGGCTAACGGTCAACCCTCGGTCAATTAGCGGGCGGCCCCCGGCGCACGACGCGCCGGGGGCGCCCGCCTACAACACAAAAGGCGAAGCAATGGCGACGGAAATCTATGTATGGACGGGGGCGGATTGGGAATCATGCCGCGGCCCGCAAGGCGCCACCGGCCCGGAAGGCCCTACGGTCGTTTCCGCGGACGCGGTCAACGTCGCGAAGATTGGGACGGACGGAAAAATCCTGGTCGCGCAAGCGGACCTGGACACGCGCTATGTCAACGTCATAGGCGACAACATGACGGGCGTCCTTTCGATCAAGCCGGCGGTAGGCCCGGCCGCGCCCGATGGAACCATTGCCGTCATTGGCGACAACACAAACGCGATCGTTTCGATACAGCGCAATTCAGACGCAAACACGAACCCGGCTGTTCGTTTCAAGCGTTCAAGGGGAACGACGGCCGCACAGACTGCCGTTCAGGCTAACGACGGAATGGGTGTAGTGGGCTGGCATGGGGTTCGCGCAGACGGATCGTATGCACTGGCGGCATCTCTTGGCGTTACCTGTATTGGAAGCCCGATTGCGGGCGACGCTGCCATACGCTCGGAAATGCGGTTTGTCGTAGGCAACAGCAACGGTGCCGGTACAACGCAAGTCATGGCTATCGGAACGGATTCGTTTTTCGTCAATTGCGCAAACTTTTCTGTGGACGCCTTCGGGTTTGTAACCAGTCGGGACGGAATTCTCGTACAGCGGTCAAAGTTCGGGACCGCGGGGCAGTTTGAAACATCCAACGTCGGCAGCGGCGAAACCGGATACGGCATCCAAGCGAAATGTGCCGGAACAAGCCTGACGACTGGCAGTGTTACGGGCGTACTCGGGCAAGTAACGGGATCAGTCGGGACCGGATTCGGTATTGCTGCCACGGTCAACGCTACCGCAACGCAAAACTATGGGCTGGCGGCTAACGTAAGCGGCGGCACCCGAAACTGTGGCGTTTACGTTGACGTAACAAAGGGCGCGGGGTCTTGGTCCGTCCAGTGTCAAGGGGACGCGGATTCGTACTTCAAGGGTAATGTAGGTATAGCCTGGTCTACCCCTACCAACGCGCTCGAAATCGGCGGCGCGGCTATGATCCGATCCACGCTCAACGTCGTTGGTAATATCACGAGCGCCGGAACCGCGCACAGTTTCGCAGCGGGGTCGATACCGTCTTCGGCGGTCGTCGGCGGTACGGCATTCACGCCGGCAACTTCGGCCGCGGCTGGGGCTGTTGGGTCGATGCGATGGGATGAAAACTTCCTATACATTCGGACGGCTACCGCGTGGAAGCGGGTGGCGCTGGCTACTTTCTAAGGGGAACCCATGACGGACAACGAAGCCGCAATGGCGGCAATGGCTAAGGAAATGGAAGCCCGCATGGCCGCGGAGGCGAAGTTGGCGGCGGAGCAAGATGCCGCGCTCGACGCGGTCCGGTCGGCCTGCGATGCGGAACGTGCTGCGATGGGTCAGCCGACAAGCGACGCGCCGCAAAAATGGGATAAGGCGTAATGCCAACGCGGCCCCAATCTTTCCGGCCCCCTCGGCTGCGACAACGGGCGCGGCCACTCGGGCACAACGCGCACTATCTCACCCCGCAATGGAAGGCGCTGCGGAAGACGATCTTGGTGCGAGACGCGTATACCTGCGCCGATTGTCGCCGCGTCATCACGGGCATAGCGGCGCAAGTTGACCATATCCTCGCGCTCAAGGATGGCGGGACGGACGACCCCGCGAACCTGGCTGTCCGGTGTAACGTCTGCCACGGTCGGAAGATTCGCGATGAGCAACAGCGGCGAAAGTAGCTGGACGGGTAAAGGCATTCGCCATAGGCTGAAGTTTGTAACACCGAACACGCGCCGAACGCTGCCAAAATGGCGGGGGGGCGTCCAGCCTCAAAACCCTGGCCCCTCCGAAACCTCGCCTCAGGACTGATGCAAATTTTCGGGACTATTCAACACAAACGGGTAACGGAATGGGACGCCGCGGCAAGAAAACGACGCCTATTTCTCTGAAAATCCTAAAAGGCAATCCCAGCCGGGAAGACCTTAAGAGCATGGCGGCGCGGATGCCGCCAGCGCCGGGCGATTCCAAGGAACCGCCGGCAGACCTGGTCGGCGTCGCGCTGGAAAAATGGCTGGCGTCCGTCCCGATGCTGTCGACTATGCGGGTCTGGTCGGAGGACGCGGCGACGACCTGGGCGCGGTACTGCCGGACCTACGCGCTATGGCTCGAAACGCAAAACTACATAGAGAAAAACGGACAGGTCTATGAAACCGTTTCGGGGCTCTACAAAGCGCGGCCGGAAACCATCCTTTGCCGCGGATACTCGGCAGACCTGTTGCGGATTGAACAGTCGTTCGGCCTGGTCCCGTCTGCAAAATCGTCGGTGACGATCCAAGAGCAAACGGTCGACCCGATGGAGGCATTTCTACGGGAGGCATGATGCCGCGCGGCCGCACAGTCAAGGAATCTCCCCCCGGCAAGCGGCCAAGGAAGGCCCGGCCGGCTGGATACGATCGGCCGGAGTACGTTCCGGGTTTCGTCTTCGATCAGCGGAAGGCCGATCGGGTCATCCGTTTCATCGAAACATTCTGCATCCACTCAAAGGGGCAATGGGCGGGCCAGCCGTTTCAATTGATGGAATGGCAGAAACGCGACATTCTGGAACCGCTGTTCGGCTGGGTCGACGCGGAGGGGCGGCGCCGCTACCGAACCGCGGCCATTTTTACCCCGAAAAAACAGGGAAAGTCGACGCTACTTTCGGCGCTGGCGCTCTATTTCCTTTTCGCGGACGGGGAGCCTGGGGCGGAGGTCTATTCCGCGGCGGCCGATCGTTTCCAGGCGGGAATCATTGCGCGGGAATGTTTCGCGCTGGCGAAGTCGTCGCCGTTCCTCTCGAAAAACCTAGAGGTAGTCGAGAGCCGGAATACGATCATTCACCGGCAGAGTTTTTCCCGGTACTCCGTCCTATCCGGCGACAATTTCCGGGCGGAGGGTATCAACGCAAGCGCAATCCTTTTCGATGAGCTCCACGCGCAAAGGGACCGCCGTCTTTTCGACGCTTTGCGCTACGCTGGCGCGGCCCGCCGGCAGAGTTGCCTAATTTCAATTTCCACGGCCGGTTTCGACCGCTCCCCGAATGCAATTTGGTGGGACCAGTGGACCTACGCGGAGCGGGTGGCGGCCGATCCGGGAGTTGACCCCACGTTTTTCGGGAAGATATACGCGGCCCCCGAACAGGCGGACCCGGAAAAGTATTTCGACCGCAAGCTATGGCGCAAGGCGAACCCGTCTTTAGGAATCACGGTTTCGGAGGAATCGTTTGCGGCGGATGCCGCGGAGGCCCGCGCGCGGCCCGCGGC